TCCTATATCCATAGCAGGTAAAGATGTTGCTGTGCATAGAAACGCTAGGTCTTCTATCTCACCACCTACTTGAGCGTAACCAGGAAAAGGCATTACTACCTTAAACTGATTAGGTCTAGCACCACCGCCAGATAGTTTAGCTTTGAAATCGTTAATATTTGCCATATCTTATTTCTCCTCTATTATCCAGCGACCTCTTCAAATGCTACGCCTGTTCTAGTTGCAACAAATTGAAGTTTAATGAAATTGATTGAACGATTAGGTTTGACAAATATTTCTGCCACAAATTCGTTTCTATCAATAACATCGCCTGTGTTATTTGTATTATCACAAACTACTAAGAAGTCTGTAATACCCCTACGCCCTTGTACTTCTCTTAGGAATGGTTCAACAATTGCTCTAAAGTTAGCTCTTGTAAATTCATCATTAAATTCAAAGAGTTGAAATTTAGAAGCAGTTGATATCGCCTTTTCTAATGTAATGAATAGTCTTCTTACATTGATTCTATCAAAAGCACTTGGTGATGATAATGCTGTTTTATCTCCAAACAGAACAGTTCCTTGTCCTGGGAAAGTACAAACAGGATTAACTCGTTTCATGTATAACTCATCTCTTTGTGATTTAGATGGATTAAACGCAAGTTTAACAGCACCTCTTATATTCCCTCTGTTGAAACCAGCAGGTGAGAACCAAGCGTCTGCCACTAAGTCTGTTCTTGCAGATAAACCAGCAATGTCTCCGTTCAAAGGAACGAATCTATATACATCACTATATTTGTCATACATATATTTGTATCCACTATCAAACACACAATAACTAGATGAACTTCTAGAATTAAAGAAATCTAGAACATTATCTTTTTGTGTTTCTGAGTTTGATACATTTACTACATCTGCTCTTTCAGGTGAAGCAAAAACAACAGCGTCTTTTCTAATTTCAGCAATAGTAATTAGATTGTCTACATGTGTTCCGTCTCCTGAACCTGCCATGATTAAAGATACATCTACTGTATCTGAATCTTGGAATTTTTCATATGCAGTTTTCTTTTGTCCTACTGAAGACGCCGAACCATCAGCACCACCAGATAGTGATTCTAATGTTGGTACTGCTACAGCAGTAAATGTTGTACCAGCTGCGTTTGAGCCCCAATTAGTACCTGCTGTATTATGGTCCATCCAATAAACATATTGTGATTTTGCATAAATTACATCTGGGTAATAATTAGTATCTCCTTGAGGAGATTTAGCGTCAGCCGCTTTTGATAATTTTTCGTAAGTTTCTAAAACTTGACCAGGTACGCCAGTAACTTCTCCATCTTCATCTACTACGACAACATGAATTTCATCATTGACCCCTGAACGGTCAGAAGCATAAGCAGAAGTACCAGGACCAGTTCCTACTGAATCATAGTATTTCCATCTTCTTCTAATATTTCCGCCATTGGTAATTGTTGTTTGTAAACCACCACTTCCACTTTCTTTTTGAACAATTGTCAAAGTATGTGTGTTAATTGCAGTTACTCTATATTGATGTCCATCATCATAGTCATTAGTTGCAGCTGTTGTTGAAAAAGATATAATATCTCCAACAACAAATTGAGCACCATCGGTTGTTACAATAGTTGTATCTCCGACAGCAGTTGAAGCGTCATTTACAGTTGTTACGCCTTCTTCTTCATATGCAGTTGCACTAGGACATGTAGACACCAATAGACTATTCCCATGAGCACCAGCCGTTCTAGCTGCAAAAGTTCCGACAACGCCAGAACCATCAGCATAGTTATCCTGATAATGGGTAGTATTTTTAATTTGTATTCCACTTCCTGATGTAGAAGCGTTTACAAGATTAGTCTGTGTAGCTCGTACTACTCTTAATGAGTTAGAGTATTGTAAAAAGTTAGCAGCTGAAAAAAAGTCTTCAAAGTTAGTTGAATCCGGTTCTCCAAATGTTGCTACTAAATCATTTTCACTAGATATACTTACTATTTCATCTAAAGGTCCTTTACGGAACTCACCAGCAAAAGCGCCGATAGAAGTTGAAACAGCAGGAATAATCCTAGTTAAATCTCTCTCTTGTACGAGAACACCAGGTGATACTTGAAATGCCATAAGGTTATTCTCCGTTTAATTTAATATTAAATTAGTGACCATAGTTGTATTATTCATACCCCATATATAAAAATTTTCACTGCTTCTATTTATAATACCAGTAAAGTCTAAACCCTATTCGCCCTTACGAGTTACTGGATGCCAGACAGTTCCATACATGTCTACTTCAGTTTCTTCACCAGGTTTTGTGATACCATCATCTACAAAACCAAAGGGTGCCATGTCTTGTTCTATGAGATTTTGTTGTTCAACATATAGTTGATTTCTGATATTTGAATCTGTTAATTCTTTGAAGTAATCTTGATTAGATAACCAACCAAATATAACTAAACACATCATCAAGTCATCATTACTTCCGTCTTCTGCCTGCCATGATGTACCTCTTTTTGAGAATGTAGACATTTCTTCTATAATATTAAAATCGTTTACAATAACTTTATCTGATTCTAATAATGTCTTAATGTTAGAACAGCCTAGTTTCTTAATTGCCTTTGTCATTCTTACACCAAGAGATGACCCTCGACCAGAAAAACCAGAACCTAATATTTGACCTGCACGACCTCTTTGAGTTGTCATTAATAAGTTTTCATATTCACATTCATATTGTAATGTATCTGATATCTGTTGTCCTAAATCATTTACTTCTACTAATACATGTGCCTTGTTATATCCATTACATACTTGTTGTATAATGTTCGGAAAAACAAATGGTTTAACTTCATTGTTTCGATATTTTGCAACCACTTTATAAGGTACTTGTGAACAATCAAACACAATAAATGCCGAATAATCTTTAGTTGTGCCTCGAGCAACATCAACAGTACATACATAAGTTTTATCTTTTTCAGGTTTCTCATACATATCTAATCCACCTTTTGATTCTATCGGTAACATATGTGCCATTGATTTAATTTTAGTTGGAGATATTAAAGTATCAACAGAACCTAAGAAATCACACTCAAACTCTTGTTGAAATTGTTCAGCAGATGTATTTCGTATTGTTTCTTGTTTCCATTTTTCATCTCGACCAGGTACTTCTGACCAATGTACTTCTATAGGAATATAATTATTATTTTTGTTTTGAGCGTCTACCCACAATTTATAAAACATATTCATACCATGTGGTGTAGATACAATTATCATCTTAGTTTTTTGTCCAGAAGATATTGTAGGATATACAGATGAGAAAAACTGTTCGGCAATATTTGCCGGCACGAAAGCAAACTCATCTAAGAATATGATGTTGTATGAACCACCACGAATTGCACTTGAAGATGTTGAGGCGGCCACAATACTTGCCTTGTTTTCTAATTCAATTGACCCCTTGTTCCAGTTAATTACACCTTGTTGTAACCACTTAGGCAAATTCTCATATGCAAGTTGTAATCTACTTAATATATCTCTAGCAGTAGATGATTTGTTTGCCAGTATAGCAATGTTAGAGTTAGGGTTAAATAACGCATAATGAAGTAAATAAGAGACAATGGTAGTTGATTTACCTGATTGTCTAGGTAATTTACATATTGTAAATCTTTCATCATGCATAGTTTGTACCATGTCTTCTTGAAAGCCATACATACTAAATGGTACAAGACCCTCATCTAGTGATACAATTTGTACATAATTTTTAATAAAATAGGTAGGGTCATTTTCGCATTTACGAAATTCTAGAACCTGGTCTTTAGTAAATTCTACAGGAGTATTTACTTTCTTTAAATTAGGATTTCCTAAATAAGCGTCAGACATAATATCCCTCTATGTGTGTATAACCTAATTTTATAGCAGTAGTTACTCTTTGACTACCCTTTATTACTTTTAATAAATTCTTTTTATACTCTTTACCTAATGCACCATATGTGCCTTCGTTTGTGCATTGATGTACTTCAATAGGATGTATCATATCGGCACCATTCAGAATATCTTCTAATATAAATCCGTGTTTAACAAATGCTAAATCACTTATCTGAAATATCTCTGTGTTTAGTGTTGATGACTTTGCTTTTAGTATTTTCATCTTTTTTTAACATCTTCTGTAATTCAGCAGTTGAACCTACAAACAAAGCATTTTGAATTTTAGTGTCGGCAGTTTTTGGTAGTTCTTTTAAGTCTTTTAATTTTTTATTTAAATCTTGTAATTTATCAACAGTATCACCTACACTTTTTATTAACTGACCTGCTACTTCATATGCTCTTGGATGTTCTCCTTCTTTTGCAACAGATAATATACCTTCTATTGCTTCTTGACCTTTGTTTATTAAATCGTAATATGCTTCTCTACTATAATTATGGTCGTTATCTATATCATCTTTTTTCTTATCTTCTTTTCTAACGACAGCAGGTGGCTTAGATTCTGGTTTAGAATCTTCTGTTTCTACTCCTAGATATTTGTTTATTATATCATCTGTACTCATATTACTATTTATCATTTCTCCTAGTGAAATGAGGCATACCTGGACCTAATCTTTTATCCCAACCATCATTTGTTACATCTTTTGTTTCTCTATAATGTAAAAAAACTTGACTACAAGACTTATTCAGTAAAGGGTCTCTCCAATGTTCACATTGAGTTCCTAAATATAACATACAATCACCAGGTTCTAATAAAACTTCTACACCGTTTTCTCCAGAAGAAATGTATTTTTCAACACCATTTACTTTTTTAAATTCACCATGTTCTGGATTGGGGTCTATGTAAATAGGCCATGGGTCACCACCTAAATTTATTGTACCTGATATTTCACAAGATTTTCTATCTTTATGTCTTTCTAACTCATCTCTCATTTTATAATTTCTAGCATAAGTATACATTTCAGTTAATTCTAATTCTGTTTCTTTTTCAATTCTAGGTTTTAACTGTGTTAGCATATTGTCAAGCAAAAGGTCACCATATGTACAATATGCACCAGAAACTTGTGGGTCATTAAAAAATCCATAAGCTTGAGAAAAAGGATTTATCATTCTATTTTCTAAAAGAGTAATGCAAACCTTTTCTTTATTTAACATGTAATCATAATAAATTTTTACTAACTCTTCCGATAATATTTTTTTAACTACTATATATTTTTTATCATGTAAACTCATTTCCAATTTTCTCCTAATGTCCACATTACTAGTGAATATCTTTTGCCTGATGTTATAGGTTCTACTTTATGCCATAAAAAACTAGGAAATATAACCAAAGAACCTTGTTGTTTAAATTCTGGAGGTGGACTCATCACGGTGTCTCCGGTATTACTATCTAAACCTCTTAAATTAAATTTTAAATCTCCACCCTCATAATCTTCTGGAGATGATAATTGCACAACCGTAGATAATTTTCTTTGCATATTTTTCATGTTCATTGGATTTTTTAAACTATCATTATGCCAATTATAATGACCTCTAGCTTCATATTCTGTAAACTGAACATCTTCATTACAGTTTAATTTAAACTGCCAAGATTTATTTGCATACTCAACAAAACTTTGTAAATCTTTTTTTACCCATATATCTTTAATCCAAGAAGTTTTTGAGGTTCTAATTTTTTCTGAATGTTCTTGTTTTTCTTCATCAGACAACATTTTAGCACTAGCAAATGTTTTTCCTTCTTCAGGATTTAAAGATTTGCCATACTTAATAATATCTTCACATTCATGAGCAGGTATTGCTCTAGGTAAATGATAAAAATAAGTATCTAATAACATAATAAAATCACCGGTTAATTATATAAAGTATTTATAAAGTTTTTATAAGTCAGCTGATAATACTAATTTTGCACTTGCATTATTTGTTCTCAGACTAACAGTATCTCCTACGGTTCCTGAAACATTATCATCTGTAACTTGTAATAAACAACCTTGTGGATGTGTAAACTCTACACCATCAATATTATCAAATAAATCTGTGGTGCCTCTTGTATTAGCTGCCCAATAGTTACTGCCTGTAGTTACTTCTGCTGAAGGAGCCACTCTCATAGACATAGATAATTTAGCGTCAAAAACAATTTTATTAGATGTGTTATAATGTCCATTACCAAAAGCGGCCTGATTAGAGGTAACACTTTGACCAGAACCATCTACTACTACTTGTGCATATCTTTGACATCTTTTTAATG